CAGCGGGTTCACGAGGAAGCTCCGCACTGCGGCGGCGTTGACCGAGGGCTCCCCCGACATGGTGTACTCGTGCGGTGGCAGGCCCCACTGGTCGAACAACAGGTCCCGCATCTGGGCAGGGCTTCGCGGGTTGAGCCCTGGCTGTGCTGTGTGGATGGCTCGCAGCCACTTGGCGGCCTCGGCTGTCTGCTCGGCCTCGTGCTGGGCTCGGCGCCCCTCGTCCACCCTCATGCCCAGTCTGTGCATCCCAGCGCACAGGTCCTGGATGTGTGCGTCGAAGTGGTACAGGTGTGTCTGCTTACGCTTCCGCGCCATCTCCAGCAGGGGCTGGGCGACGCGTGCCGTTACGGCCACGTCCGTTGCACAGTATTCGTGCAGGTCCTGGTCAGTCTGCGCAGTGACGCCCGTGTGGTCTGCCTTCCATGCGGGCACGTCGAGGAGCATGGACGCCACAAAGCCCAGGCGATGCCGGTGCTCGCTGGCTCCCAGCTTGTGCATGAGCAGCGTGTCGATCAGCGGCTCGGGAGTGACGCCGAGGTGCTGTTCGATGACCGTGCGGTCGAAGTAGCCGGCGTTGTGTCCGACCTTGCGCCACCGGGTGTCGGAGAAGACCTTACGGAGCAGCCGCTTGTGTAGCTCCTCGTCCTCCGCAGAGTACAGCCGCGTCTCCCCGTCGACAGACAGGAAGCCCAGCATCAGCACCTCGCTCTCTGTGCCGATGCCGATGCACCGTAGCCCTGCTGTCAAGCTCTCCACGGCGTCTGTCTCAACGTCGTAGGCCAGAGGAAGGTGCTGGTTCTTCAGGTACCAGTCGGCCGCGAACTGCGGCGTGGGCTGGTAGTACACCACCGGGTCAGTCCAGCGCAGCATGTCCCGGTGCCAGCGCAGCATCTTCGCTACGTCGACAGTGAAGACTTCCCGTAGCTCGGGCTTCACTTGGAACAAGCGAGGGTGGTAGGTGGGGAGAATCTTCATCTCGCCCACTCGGGTCGGGCCACCTCGCACAGCATCCAGCGAAGGGTTGCCCTCTAGCAGCGCCTTGGCCGCGTGTGGCCCCAGGGTGAGCACGGTCGAGTATCGACCCAGCTGCTGCTGTACGTGGCCCCAGCACGCCTTCAGCGGGCTCTGAAGAGGCTCCTTGCCAGCCCGTACCCGCTTGCGGTTCTGGCTCTTCAGCTTGGCGAGGTAGGCTTTCGGGTTGTCGTCCGGCCACCGACAGCCCAGGAGGTTGCCCCAGTCCAGGGCTAGCCGCTGGATGCCGTGCTTCTTCAGTTCGTCCATCACCGCGATGCCGTTGGCGTCCGTAAAGGGACGGCTCGATGCCGTGTCCTGCTTACTCGGGGCGTCGCCGAGGACCAGCACATCGCTGCCGTTGTCCTCAAAGCTGATGGGGTTCCAGTGCCCCTTCGCCTGCCAGTAGGGTCGCAGTGGACAGTTGGCGCAATCAGCGCAGTCCATGTCTGTGTCCTGTGTCGAGGAGCAGGGGGCTGGGCGCCGCCCAAAACCAACACGGAGTCAGCCCAGCCCCCTCCTCAAAGTCAGCCGTTCAGCATCTTCGCCAGGGGGTCATCGTCGTCGGAGGACGAGGCCGCTGCCACGCTCTCCTGCGCCGAGCACGCCGCTGCCCACTGCTTCGCAGAGAGCCAGTTGGTCTTGGCGTAGCGGCTCCCGTTCTCCGGGTCGGCGGGCACGAACTTGACGTAGCCGGTACGGCCAATCAGGTTCTCGAACGCCTTGCCGTCGTTGACCTTCTCGAAGTCGAAGCCCTTGGTGCGGATGTCTTCCTGGTCGTAGCCGACCGAGATGAAGAAGCTCATCCACATGCGAGCCATCATGGAGTCCATGTTGGCGTCACCGCTGTTGGGCAGGTTGAACCCGTCCCGGATGGTGCAGTTCTCCTGCTCCATGCCAGTGCGAGCGCCCTCGATGATGCGTGCCTGGAACCGCAGGCGGTCGCTGCCCTTCTGCGTCTGCGTCTTCTCGGTGGTGACAATCTCCACCTTGTAGATGTCGGAAGCACCAGGTGCCACCGCGACGAACGTGTTGCTGAAGTCGAACGTACTCATGCTCTTTCCTTGTCAGTAGTTACCGATGAAGTCGGTGATCATGTTGGATTGATGCTGACGTAGAACCATACGGTCCATCGCGTCAGCGAGAACCCACCGCACGTGGCGGGGGGACTTGTGCTCCAGTGCGCCGGCGGTTGCCGTGAGAACGCGATGGTAATCGGGCTTCTTCTCTGTGCCCTCGGTGAGTAGGTCCTGGGCGGTAGCCTCGACGTACTCGTCCATCCACGCCAGGGACTCTGGACGAGGCACGTCGAGGCCGGCGCCTAGCATCGCTTCCCGCAGGTTCAAGGGGAACCTCTCGGGCAGGATGGCGAGCCGGTCACCTTGGATGTAGTTCTGGTCTGGTCCCGTGGCGTACATGAAGGGCCAGCCCGCAGCGTGGTCGTCGTGCACCACTCGGGCACAGAAGTCCACCATAGCCGGCAGCTTCTCTGGTGCCTGCCATCCAGGGATGAGCGGAGCACCAGGGATGTACCTGTTGTGCTGGTCCTTCTTCACCTCGCGTGGTGCCTGCTCGTGGCAGGTGAACACCACGTGGCACTTCGCCTCACGGGCTGCATCACGCAGGTCGTACAGTCGCTTGTTGAACAGGTCGAAGGCAGCGAACCCAGGCGCCACGTTCTTACATGTCTCAAGCTCTGCGTCTGCCAGGATGGACAGGTCGTCCACCACCACCGCAGGGAACCTGCCCGACGCTTTCTTCAGTGCATCGGTGATGTACTTGAACCCCTGACGCCGGTTGACCTCAAGCACCTGGGGCTCCCAGTCGAGCCACTTGGCACAGGTCAACGAGCCCGGTGGGGCGATGAACAGTGCGTCAGGAAACGCCCTGACTAGCGCCAAGGTCTTGCCGACCTTGGAGCGTCCGTAGGTAAGTCCGAACATTGTTTATTCTGTTCCCCATTCACATCGTGCGTGGTTGTCGCATGGCCCGTAGGGTGTCCAACAGGCCGTCTCGTGGTGTACCCCAGGCCAGGCCATAGGGTCGTCGTACTTGGGTGTCATGTCACGGATCAAACGCTCGGCGTGAATCACCGTGTCTCTGAACGTCTTGTCTGCATGTGGTGCCGGTTCCAGGTCCGACCGCTGGAACATAGCATCACCGTCGCCTCTTGGCCACTGAATCATATTGAGAACCACACCACCGAACTTGTTCCCCAACAATCCGCGACCAAAGAAGTTGTAGCCACGGAACTGTCCGGACAGGGTGTAGCGGCGCAGTGTCTTCGCGGAGAGGCGTCCTGTGGTCTTGTGGTCTACGATGTAGATCAGTCCGGTCTGCGGGTGACGGACGATGAGGTCAGCCCGCTGGGTGTAGAGGTAGGCTTCGTTACGGTCGTCGTCGTGGATGGTGGCAACTAGCTCTCGCTCTACGTTGACCACCTCCCACTGCTCGGCTGCCCAGCGTAGCTCGTACTGGAGGTACGTCTGGCTGACCAGCTGTGCGTGCTTGTCCCACTCGGCTGCGTTGGGCTGGCGCCTGACCTGCTCCTCGATGGCACCGAGCGGAGAGAACAGCCCTGCCCCAGGGTTACGCTTGAGAGCGTAGTGGTGTGCCAGGGCTGTGTGCAACAGCGTCCCCTTGATGAGGGCGGGGCTCGACACCGGACCCGGCGTAGCCTTGGAGGCTACGTACAGGGCGTACTTGCGTGGGCACTGCAGCACTGTCTGAAGACGGTGCCAGCCCTTGCGGCTAGGTCCGGGGTCGAGCAAACGCATCAGGCTTCGCCAATCACGCTGTTGTTCATCCAGATGATGTCCTCGTCACCAGCGTCGTGGACGGCGTGCATCGCCAGCACTGCGTTGTACGCAACGATGGCGGAGGACAGCACCTCCCGCATGATGTTCATGGCGACCTCGGGGTCCTCGCGAACCACCTCCATCATGGCGGCGGTGGCACCGCACGCCGTGAACAGGTCACGCAGCAGGTCTAGGTTGTCGTCTGGGCCATGTGTCTTTACGCAGTCGTAGAGCGCCTGCAGGAAGGGTGTCATGTGTGCGTCGTCGTTGTGCTCGTCAGGCATCGTTGTCATTCCTCTAGGGTAGTGAGCCACTTCTCAAGTCGGGCTCGGTTGAACCGCACGGTCTTAGGACCGATGCGGAGGTGTGGAATCTCCTTCTGCTGGACCTTCCGGTAGACAGCGTGGATG